GCACTTGCGATGGTAGGTCGCGTGGTTCGCACCAGTGGACTGGCGACCCACGATGCGGATGTCCGCGTGCCAGCAGGTGTTGTTGGGAAGCGTGGCGCGTGCGCTGCTTCCGTCGAGAAACAACTCGGTCGCGGTTGCGTCCGTAGTCGCATTGCGAAGCACCATCGTGCTGCGCTGGGCGTCGCCAATAGCAGCAAACTGCCCTGCTGAAAAGGCAAACTGGGATCGTTTGTTTGCAAGCGTTTGCAATCCCATTGCAATCGAGTAGTCGGCACTTGCAGTATTCTGCAAACCGCCAATGCTTGCAGCTCGTCCACCAGAAGCGGTGTTGGTGTCTCCAATCGCAATGCTTGCAGTGTTGCTGGATACACAGCCAACACCGCCAGCAATGCTAATGCTTCCAGACGCGGTGTTGTTGTATCCGCCGAAGATTGTGGACTCTAAACCGCTTGCAACTTGTGAAGCTTGATTCCTGCGAGTTTGCAGATCAACGCAATGCGTTCCTCTGGCAATGCCACCACCAGTTCCACCATCAGGCAACTGGGCCATGATTGCGCCAGTTCCAGCAGGAGAAAGAACAAGGTTCAGGTTGTACGCACCAGTGCCAGCCGTGGCCGCACGCAGGATGCAATACTCGCCTGCATACGTTCCGGTGCCGGTCGCATGCGCGATCTCTGTGCGCTCGTAGTTGCTTGCGTCGGTAAACTTCTTGTAGACGCGGAACGTCTGGGCGTTGGTGCCGTTGCGCTGGGCTAGCGTTGCGGCTGCGTCGCGCAAAACAATCAAATCGACTGTGCCCGAGTTTACGTATGTGTTGTCTCGCCAAGTGATTTGGTTTAGCGAGCCCTGATAAAGAATGCTTCCATAATATCCAAGTGTCGGGTTTGGTCCATTTTCATGCCATGCCCACCCATTGCTAATAGAACCAAAATAATATGCCGCAAAAGAAGAACTTGGAGCCCACGTCCCGCCAAGCATTCGTCCATCTCGACGAACTGCCAACTGGCTGGTGCCACCGCGTTGCAGGTCAAGCAACAACGATGCAGTGTTGGGCGTGCTGGATTCGGTGATGTTGAGCTTGATGGCAGTGGGCGTGCCCGTAGTGTTCCAAGTTCCAGCAAGGTCAACCAGCGAGCTGGCGTTGCTGCCCGTGAGGCTGTAGCCGGTCGAGGTGATTGCCGAAGCGTTGGCCGTGGTCTTGGTGACCGTCAGCAGGTCAGCCGTCACAGTGCCGCTTGCCGTGATGCTGGTCGCACCCGTCACGGAACCAGTTAGCGCGATTGCGCCGTCATTCTGCACCGTGAACTTTGGCGTGCCGCCAACCTGAAGGTTGAGGAGCTTAGATCCCGCCGCCGACGCAGTGTCGGTGACGTTCATCTTGATGGCGTCAAACGTCGTGGCGACGTTGTTCCATGTGTCGGTAAGGTCGTAGAGATACTGGTTAGCCATGATTAGCTCCTAGGGGATACGTCTTCGTCAGTGCGAGTGGTAACCGTGTCGCCGTTGCGGGCAAGGACAAGGTCGTAAGCGGGTGGCGGCGCGCTGCTGCCGATGAAGGCAGGGCGAACCAGCGACAGCGACAGGGCGAGTTCCATGGATACCTCAGAAGAGGGCGACGATGTTCATGCTGGCCGAGGTGCCCGTGCTGTTCACACGCTTGCACCGCACCGGCAGGATCGTGCCCGCCAGCAAGCCGTAGAAAGTGATGGGGTCGCCGTTTTCCATCACTACGACGGCATTGCCTGCGCCGCCGATGTAGATGGCACGCGCCAGCTTGGTGAAGTTGTTCGTGTCGTGAGGCGTCACGACCTCGGCCTCTAGGGCCGGAATGCTGCTGTGCACTGGAACGCTAGTAGAGACTGCCATGGTTTGCTCCTTGGGTTGTTATACGGTCAGAAGTGTCGCTGCCTAGGGGTAGGTTACCTGCACCAAGTCAACGCAGGCCACCCACCGGATGTCTGTTGATGCCACGCCCGTCGCCTCAATCTTGACGGCGTCGTTCGTGTCGTTTGCGGTGACGGTCACATCCCACGCGGCGTCCGACTCGATGTCGGTGCCCACGGTCTGGACCGTGCCCTCCAATGCCGTCGTGCCGCCGTCGTTGGTCAAGCAGCAGCGGCGGTGGTAGATAGCGCGGTCGTCGTTGGCCGCTGACTGCGCCACGATGCGGATGTCCAGCAACCACGTCGTGTCCGTGGGAATGGCAAGCCGCGAGCTGCTGCCGTCCACAAACAGCTCGGTGGGCAGGTCGTCCGTGGTCTTGCGCCGCAGGATCACCCGCTTGGCGCAAGCGTCGCCTGCCGTTGAGAAGTTGCCGTTGCTGGTGGTCAGGGTGGCGAACGTCACCGAGTCCCCAGATTGCAGGTCGTCGATGTCCGCCTGCACCAACTTGCGCTGCACGACGTTGCCCGAGCTGTTGCCGATGAACACCGTGCCGTTGTCCAGCGCAGGCACGTCGTTGCTGCGCCCGGGGCCGAAGATGAGCAAGTTGCCGTTGCTGCCCGTCTTGGTCACCTTGCCTAGGTTCTGGATGAGGTTGGGGTAGCTTGGCTTCGTGGTCGTGAACCCGCCGCCTGCGGCGACGTAGACCGTTTGCCCAGCCGTGGCTGCCCCGACATCGACGAACTTGCACAAGCCCGCCACGACGATGTGCCCCTCTTCAGTCGTGGCAAGGTTGGCATCAAGCGTCCCCACTGCTGGCATCTTGGCTGGGTCGCTGGCGTCTGCCGGGGCGATGTTGACCTTGTCGCCCGTGTTGCCCGTGATGTAAACGGGCGTGCCCTTGTTGATGGTGCTGCCCGTCGTGTTTTTGCACGCCTTCCAGACCTGATACGCGGCCAGCGTGTAGTAGTTGCCCGCGTCCAAGTCCTTCTCAAGCACTACCCTGTCGGCGGTCGTGGTCATCCTTGGAACCTCTTGCGGCGGCTGGTGCCGTAGTCGCCCACCTGTTCGATGGTGTAGTAGATCGTCGAGCTGCCGGGTGTGAAGCCATCTGCAAGCACGTCGGCCTTGGGGTACGTCACCCAGCGGTCGCGCAGACGCGCCGCACCCGTCGCCCGCGTGGTCACAATCAGCGGGCTGCTGGCGGTCTCGGTCACGTAGGTGTTGTCGGTGTAGATGCGCACGACGTACTCCTCGATGGTGTCGTCGAACGTGTAAGGGCCAGCGTCACCGATGGCCACGTTGCGGTTGGTCCACGGCGTCATCGTGATCGTGGCGTCGTCGTTGGCTTCCCACGTCAGCGTGCTGGCGTAGGGCGCAAAAGGCAGCGCGTTGCGGGCCTTCAGCGTCAGCGACTGGTGCGTCACGTCTACGATGTTCTGGCCCGGGGCCACGAACTTGTAGCGGATGGTCTGTCCCACGTTGGCCGGGCCGGGGTAGGTGCGGAACTTGCCTGTGGCCTCGAAGCGTGTCAGCAGCACGAACCGCTCGCCACCGACGTGGCTGTCGGCGTCGATGTCCGGCTCGGCGATCTGGTCGCGCAGGTTGCGCAGGAAGCCCGACAGCGTGTACAGCCCGGGGCCGTCGAGAGTGGCCGTCGTGAAGCCGACAATCTCGTTGCCGATGAGTGCCCAGTTCTCTCCGACCAGCACCTGCGCCTGCGTCACCGTGGACAGCGTGCCGTTGTCGAGCTGGACCTGCACCGTGCTCGTGTTGTCCCACGTAACCGTGGCCGACCCTGCGGTCCAGCTCTGGCCGGTGTAGGCGTCGAGCGCGTCCACTGTCGTGCCCGCTGTGGTCTGCTGCGACACGCTGCCGATCACGTTGTACGACACGCCCGCGTCCAGCGACTCGTAGACCGTGCAGCCACGGAACTCGCTGCCGACAGGGCCAGCCACGCCGAGGTACACGCCCGGGGCGCGCGTCTCGATGTCAAACACCGCAGGGATGTCGAGAATCAGCGGCGTGATGTCCGCAGGCGCGTCGGTAAAGGCCAGCGTCTGACCCGCCCCGCTCTGCACTGCGCTGCCGATGTAGCCACCCGCGATGTCCTCGGCAACCGCCGTGATCTTGATGACCCAGTTGGTGCCACGGTCGATGCGGATGATGCGCGCCGCGTGGACGATGGACTCGTCGTCGGTCCACGAGATCACGTCGTTCTCCAGCAGGTGCCAGTAGCTGGCAGGAAGCTCCAGCTCGTAGGTCGTGCTGTTGATCCACGTGCGCCGCAGCACCGCGCCCGCAAGGTTGCGTGCCGCCTGCCGCGTCAGCACCAGAGTGGACAGGTCCACCTCGTCGCGGTTCTCGTGCCCCGCCCCGGTCGGCCCACGGATGCCGAAGTGCTGGTAGCCGTCGGCGTAGAAGTTGTCCGGGTCTTGGTGCCGCACGCCCACACTAGACGGCAGAACCGTCTTCTCGACCTGCGCCACGCTGAACTTCGAGTCGGCGGTGCGGTTGCCGGTCGCCGCACCCATGTCGCTGTAGTCCGCGCCGTTGCGTATGCTGACCACCTCGGCCTGCGAGATGGGGAAGAAGTGCAGCACGCCGTCGCGGTCCTGCGTCACGACTTCCTTGGCTACTAGTAGCGGCTGCAACGCCGTCACGCCGGGCACTGCGCCGCGCAGGTAGTAGCCGTCGAAATTGTCTCGTGCGATCTTGGACAGGTTGCGTGCGCTAGCCGGAAGGCCAACACGGTCGCACACCAAAGCAAACGCCTCCTGCCAGTTAGCGTACAGCGCCGGGTCAAGCACCGCCTCGACGCTTGGCACGCGGTTGCCGAACTCGGTCAGGCTGAACTCGTCGAACACGACGTACGACAAGCCGCGGAAGTCGGGCACCTCGCTCGCCTCGATGTGCTGCGTGATGATGCTCGACTTGGTGATCTGCGACCCGTCGAAGTATTCGGGGTCGCCTTCGTACAAATCCGGCGGGCTGTTGGTTTCCGCGTCGGGGAAGATGGCAATATTGGTGACGGTCGAGCTAGTTGTCGAAGGCACTGCACCGTCGAGGTACATGCGCTTGTCGTCTTCGATGCGCGTGATCTTCCTCGTCAGCGTTGTCCCGCCATAGCCGTAGATATTGACCGTCATGCCTGCGACCAACGCAGGGCCAAACCCGGCAGTGGCCACATCGGTGCGCTCGAAGTACCACTGCGTGGTGACGATGGTGCTGTAGATGTAGCGGACCCTGCGCCTGCCAGCCCAGCCACTATCAAGGCGGGCAATGCTTGCGGGAGTTTGCTGCGTACCCGCTGCGCTGGTTGCGGGCGTAACCGTGCCACCCGTGCGCGTCGAAATCGGCTCCAGCAACGCAAAGCTGCTGCCAGCCAAACGATGCGGGCGGATGTACAGGATCTGGTACAGGCCGTTGACGCTGGTCGTGTCCCACCCGCGCAGCTCGACCACATCGCCAGCGTCGGCAATGACGTACTCGTCGCCGTTCTGCGGCAGCGTAACGATGCCAATGTTTGTCAGCGTGTTTCGCTCGACGGACACCGCGTTGCTGCTGTTCGACGTGATGCGGCCACGTTCGCCAAGGCGAGGCCCTGACGTGACCACGAACACCTTGCCCACCCACTGGTTGGTGGTCCAGCCGGGGCTGCCGCTGACCGTGATGGTGACCGTGGGCGTGCTGCCACTGACGCTGCTGACCGTCGCCGTGGTGTTGATGCTTGGGTACTGGACCCTGCCTGCAAACCGGTTGCTCAGGTCGATCTCGTTGGCCGAGGCCATCGTGACCGTGAGGAAGTTCGTGTTGGTCGCAACCGCCGACATGCCGCTGGTGCGGATGCTCAACAGGTCGCGGTCTTTCCAGTAGAAGAGGCGGCCATCGCCCACGAGACTGGCGATCTGGTAGTTGTTGCGGTCGTTCAGAGCAATCGCCACGTCGCTCCAAACCTTGCGCACGTTGATGCGAGCCTGTGCACCACCCTTGCCGCCTTGGCTCTGCGTGCGCTGCTTCTCCGTCATAAACATGATGTGCGCAGGCACTCGCACGCGCGTCCCGTAGGACCAAACGCGAGGCGAGCCCGGCGACATCGTCATCGTCGGAAGCTGGAGGAACTTGGCAGCCCTTGCCGCGTTGGGGTTGTTGCCCTCACCCAGCAACCAAGGCATGGTGAACTGGCTGTCAAGCATGCCAGCGCCAGTCGTCAAAGCTGTGCCAGCCAGCGCCGCCCAGAACCCGCCACCCGTGACGACGCCCGCAGCTGAAACGCTACCCGCAGCGGTCAAGGTCGCAGGGAATGCCGAGGTCAACGCGAGCGCGCCAATGATCGCCACTAGTCAACTCCTTTGATGCGCCAGACGCTGTGCAGCAACCGATGCCACCTTGGATCAAACTGCTGGATGCTCACGCGCTCCAGCTTGTTGTACGCATGGACAAACCTCGTGCCGTCAATCAGCACGCCGAAGTGCGTTGGCGTTGAGGCCCCCGACTTGAAGCACAGGATGTCGCCCGTCTGTGCGGTCTCGACGGGAACCTGCTCGCAGTCGAGCGCAATCTCGCGCATGAGCACATCGGGCTGCGGCAGTTGCCCGTAGCCCTTGAAGTCATGGACTTCGACTCCAGCTTTTCTAGCTGCCGCGATGGGCACCCCGATGCAATCGAGGCCCACGCCCGGCAGCCGACCTTGGTGGTGGTACGGAGTGCCCACCAGTTCGAGCGCCGCCGCAGCGATGTCGGAAGGGTTAGCCACGGCCCGGGGTACTCAGCACGAACCCGCTGCCGGGGTCGTAGGGTGAGCCGCCAAAGTTGGCGACGTTGTTGAACTTGTCGCGGCACGTGGTCACAAGACCATCGCAGCCGGGGCGGATGATGCCGAAGTCGTTCGTGGTGATCGGGTACGGAGTCGGCACAAGCAGCACAAGGTTCCGGGTGCTTGCCGTGTACTGGTACACCGGGCTGACCACGCCAGCGTTTGCCCCCACGGTCCATTCGATTTCACCGTCGCGGAAGTAGTCATCGAGCTTTTCGTCCATGCCCGAGAACCGCACCTCCTTGCGGGCGTCCACGACCGTTGTGACCTGATAGCCCTGACCGATGCGGAACGTGTTAGTGTTGATAGGCACCGGATCCAGCGCCACGTCGAGCGTGATGGTCTGTGCACCATTCGCCACGATGCGCCGCTCTTGTCCCTTGCCCGCGCCGCTAGTAATGAGGCAGCGATACCCAACCCACTGGTTGGTGGTCCACGCCGTGCCGCTGCGCGTCAGCACCAGCGGCGTGGCAGAGGTGACCGTTGCCGACACGCCGGACGCACCGAGGATCTGAATGTCTCCCGTGATGTCGGCCTTGCAGGTCGTGAGGTTGCCCAGCTTGTAGGGGCAGGTCGGCGTGTAGATGCCGCCACGGTCGCCGCCGATAGGCTTCTGCAACACCTGCGCACGCGACTCCAGCGAGATGGTCCACTGGTGCCCGTCGCTGCGAACGTCGCGCATGAACCGCACCTGCCCGTAGTGTTTCAGGTACGGGCGACGCCAGTCGATGGTGGCCGTTTGCACGCGCGCGTCACGGTACATGCCACGCATCAGGTCGGTGTAGTTGATCGACTGATGCCGGATGCGGTACGCCCCGGTGGTCGGCGTCGAGGACCAAGCCGAGCGCAGCAGCAGCATGGTCGGCGTGTTGGCCATGACCACGCGCGTCTCGTTGTTGGCGAGGTTCTCGACCGTGTAGCCCGCCCATGCGTTTGGTGCCCAGTTGGCCGCCGTATCGTTGAGCGTGACGCTGGTGTTGCTGCCCGTGCTGTTGGCCGTGTAAGCCGTGACCACCTCGGTGGACAGATAGCCCGTGGCTTCCACGTCGCCGGTCTTGAGCCCCGACTCGCGTCGTTCTGCCGACATCGTGGCCGACCCGATGGGCATGTAAACCTTGCCGTCCAAGGTCAGCGCCCGGGTGTGGTCCGTGAACCGAAGCTCGACGCCGTCGCGGCGCAGGATGCTGTAGATGTTGCACCACGTCTTCGACCGGCGATAAGTTTGCGCCGCCGCCACTGCGTTGCCGCGTTGGTAGGTCACGAGGTGCCCCCGTACTGCGTGCCCGCGTTGATCGTCGTGACCGTCGGCGTTCCGACGCGCAGGATGGCGTATCCCTTGGCTCCACCCGTCAGCAAAGGCTCCGCCGTCAAGTTAGACGCGCCTGCCGTGCCAAGCCCGCCGCCAGCGCCCGAGGCCGTGGATCCAGTCCCGACGCCAAGACCTCCCGCCGTCTCGGTGCCGTTGCCGCCCGCGTAGCCGCTCGCCGTCGTGTAGACCGTGCCGCCAAAGCCGGGGTCAAGGCCAGCACCGCCGCCACCCGAGCCTGCGCTGGTACCGACGCCGCCGCCACCGCCGCCCGCGATGGTGCCGAAGTTGGCCAGCACAAGATCTTGATCGATGACGATGGCACTGCTGCCCGCACCGCCGCTTTGCCGTGGCGTAGTAGGGCTACCCGACAACGGGCCGCCAGCACCGCCAACGCCACCGGCCCCGAAGATCTTGCCGAAGTTGACGACGAGGAAGGTGCTGTTGGCCGGGAAGCCTTGCAGGTTCAACGCAGGCAACACCGGGTCACCGGGCGAAGTCCTCGCGGTGCTCTTGATGATGCCGTTGGAGTTGACCGTGATGACCAAGGCGATGGGCGACACGCCATCCCATCCCTTTTGCTGGGCAAGGAAAGAGATGTTAGGGCGGATGACGTTCTCGTTGAAGATCAGCGTGACCGGGTATCGGTTTGTGCCCAGCGCGTTGCCCTTGGCAAAACTGTCGCGGGTCTCGACCACCCACGTGCCGTTGGCCGAGGCGTTGGCTTGCAGGTGCAGGATCACCAGCTTGCCGGTCTGCACCGTCGTCAGCGTGGTCGTGCCGTCGTTGAGCAGGATGTCGAAGCTGTCGGTGTTGTCGGCGTTGAGGACCACGAAGTGGACCACGCCCGGGCGCAAACGGCGAGCGTCCGGCAGGCTGACCGTGCAGTCGGGCTCGCTCGGGTCCAGCTCGTACAGCCGAGGCTGCCCGTAACCGGAACGCAGCGCAAGCGTGTCGCCTGCGGTCAAGGTCAGCGTGACCGACCCGCCGAACTCAATGTCGCTAGCCGTTACCACAGCACCCACGTCTTGGTTGAGCCGTTGTCAAGCAGGCCGATGGTCTTGGTCGAGCCCGCCGCGATGGTGCTGCCGACCGTCGCACCCGTGTCGTCCCGCACCTGTAGGGCTGACGCGCTCGCTGCGGCGTTCTGCAGCGTCCAATACACGCCCCCCGACAGGTAGGTGGGTGCAGGGAGATATACGTTCCTCGTCGATCCTGCGGCGTTTGTGACCACGACGAGTCGCCCCTGCGTGACGCCGATGGTCAGGTCGCTGGTGGTGCTGACCACGTAGCTGCCACCCGGATCCCACGGGTCGGGCAGCTCGGTCTCGTCAAGCACCTCGATGAGCTCGATGTCCGCCACCTCGTGCAACTGGTAGGCCCCCTGCTGGGCGGCCATCCACTGGTCCACCGACTCGGCAAACCGGACGGGCACGTCGAACTCAAAGCCAGCCGTGACCACGACGCCGTTGCCCGGGGCCGACGTAAACGTCACCACTCCGGTGCGGGACACCGTCCAGCCGCTGGTCTGGTTGACGCCGTCGAGGGCCACGACCACGGAGCTGGTCACGGCCAGCGTAATGGTCCGCACATAGGGGTTCACCAGCCCGACGTTGTAGGTCTTGATGAGCTGAAACTGCTTCTTGCTGCCGTCGCCCGTGCCGATCTGCTGGTGACTGTTGACCGGTGCCGTGATGCCGTCGGCTGCCGACGTGAAGTCGTTCCAATCCTTGAACGGGAAGCTGTGCAGCGCGCCGCGCCTGGCAAGGAAGAAGTCCTTCAGCGTCTGCGCGTCGGCGGGCGTGAGCAGCGACTTGTCGCAGCGGTAACGGTGGCGCGCCTCGCCCCAACGGGTGATGCGCTCCTCGTGGCCCGAGGCCGTGGTTTGCACCACGGTCTGGAACCCGGGGCCGCCTCGGTAGCCGTAGTCGATCTCGGTCGGCAGACGTTCGTCGTGGAAGCCCATGGGTTAT